GCATTAGCAAACGCATTTTGCAGAGAATTGATAGTACCAGTGATCGGGTCTTGGAACCCGGCCTTCAAATCATCGAATACCCCACGCAGATCACGCAGCGCTGACAGGTTGCCAGGGCTGAGCGCTTTCAGTTGGGTTTCTACCGACGCAATCAGTTCCTGCCGACGCGCCAGCAATTCAGTCGGGTCATCCGGCCGCTCTTTGAGGAGTGTCTCATTGATAGACTGGATTTCGTCAATCTGCGACGAAGTCTTGAGCAACGTCTTGCGAGTCGCATCTTCTGCGGACTTCGCTTGGGCTGCCTTCGACTGTTCCTGACGGATCAGTTCATCGTTGATCGACTTCTGCTCTTGCAGCAAGCGATTGATCTGGCCCTCGCCGCGTGCCCGCTGTCCTTGCGTGTCCGCGACTCGATTTGCCAAATCAAAGCTCTCGTCCAACAACTTCTGGCCGAACTCGGTGTTGCCCTCTTGGAAGGCTTTCCGGGCGGCGTCCAGCACCTTGTTAGACCGAGCTAACAAAGCATCTGCCAGCAGGTTCGGATTTCCTTCGGCGGCCTTTAAGTCACGCTCGAAGCGATTCCTATTGATGTCAAAATCACGGAGCGTCTGATTCTCACCGATCTGCTCGACATTCTTACTAGCGTCGGTTTGAATCTGCTTAAAGGTCGAGAGAGCCTTCTGAATCAGGCCCTGACGTTCCTTCAATTGATCGCCGAGTTGAGCAGTGATGTCCCGCTGTGCAGAGAACGCAGCTTCCTTATCTTTCAAGTAGTTCTGCCGTAAACCGGCGAACAACTTGCCAGACTCGCTAAACGCTGCGTTGATCGCTTTCTTGCGAGCATCGACCGTTGACTGGATGGCCTTAATTTCCTCTTTGGCCGCGTCCGTCGTCTGCTTCTCAAAATTCTTCTGAGCCTCAGCAGCCTCATCCAGGATGCCACTGATGTCAGAGAAATGCTTAATTAGTTGAACTGCAATGACTATCGTGATTGCCGTTCCAGCCAAGAGGGCCAGACGGGAAATCGACGCAGTTAGGAAGTTCACTTGTCCAGCCGTCAGGCTGGCTTGCAATCCCAAAGCCTTCAATCCCGATACAGCCTGATTAGCTAAGGCCAGCAACCCGGCGGTGCCGAGAGCTATAGCCAAAGCTGAACCGGCTGCCGTCAATAGAACAAAAGCGTTCTTAGCGCTGATTACATTCTGCGTCAGAAACGCGAACGTCTCAACGGCTGATCTTCCGAAATCATTTACCAGGAAGTTACGCAGCTTAGTCAACTCGATAGTCAACTGTTGGGCCGGCGTTTCAAGTACGGTTTGAGCCGCAACTGCCGCTGCCGCGTTCTTACTCGCGTCCTCGATCTGTCGCAAGGTTTCGGCGTATGCAGCCGAATCGCGAGTCACGATGCCGATGACACCGCGAGTACCGCGAATCTGGTTGAACAACTTGCCGATTTCGGTGGTCGTCGATCCGCCAGTCTCGATGATCTTCCGTAGGAAGCCGTCGAAACCAAACGCAGCAATGCCAGCCTCAGCCGACGAGATACCCAACTTATCAAACACGCCCTGCAACGCTTCCGTCGGCTTGACCAATTTCAGCATCACGTTAGTTAGCTGGGTCATCGCGTCCGACGAACTGACGCCCTGGATCGTCAACTCCGCCATCGCGGTATTGACTTCCGAAAGCTCTATACCCAAGGCCGACGACAGGGGTAAGATTCGACCAATCGTATTGGCCAAGTCCTCGCCCTTCACGCGACCTTTATCAATCGTCACAAACAACTGGTCACTGATGTTTCCAGCGCTCGCGGCCGTCAAGCCGTAGCTGTTAATAACACCAGACAGCAAGTCAACTGAATCCGCTGCACTTGTGACCGAAGCCCGGCTGAACTGCAACGCTTCGCCCAAGAAGAACGTGGACTCTGCCGCGTTTCCAACTTGGTTCGACAACGTCTCGTACAAGCCAGCGGCAACGTCCTCAATCGGCAAGCCAAATTGATCGGACAGATTCCGAACCGCCTCAGCCGTAGCATCCAGGCCCCTGCCTTTGAACTCTTGGCTGATCGTCTGAATCTGAGCTAGTTGCGTCTCAAATTTGATTGCGGCACCAATTGCCTGAGTCAACTGGCTAGTAATCTGCGACAGCCCGTTAAAGACGAGTTGCGTCGCAAAGATTTTGACCAGTCCGGCCCAAGAAATTGAAAGACGCTGAATTCTGCTACCGATCCGCTCCCCATCTTTATCGAAGCTATCGGCAGTCGGCCCAAGTGGCGGAGCCGGAGGCGGACGGAAAGCGTCTCGTACTCTCGTATCTGCCTGCTTGAATCGTTCGACCCTTGCTTGCTTCTCAACATTAGCAAGCTGCTGAGCGAATCGAATCCTCTCCGCGATAGCGGCCGAGCCTGCTTGGAGTTGCTTAGTTTGCAGCAATTCCGCGTCTGCGTTGATTTTCGTTTGGCGGGCGTCCAAGGCTCCAGTAAGCGGACCAGCGCCTGGCAAACCGGCCTTTCCAACCGAGGTAGCACCTTGCCTACTGATGACAGAGAGCTTCGTGAAGCGGTCGATCAACCTGTCAAGTTTTTGAGAAAGATTGTCGGATTGCTTACCGAGAGACCCTTCTGCTACCCCAAACTCTTTCAGTTCCTTCGCAGCACGCTCAGCAGTTGCGGCTCCACTAATAAGAGCCTTGTCAACCTTCGACTGCGAGGCATTGAATTTCGTTGCTCCGCCGGCCGACTCAGCCAACGAAGTCGAATATGAGTCAAGCTGTCGCTTGAGAAGGTTAAGCGCCGTGACAGCTTGGCTTACGTCAAATCCTAGTTTTGAGCCAAGTTCTTCTGCCATGCGTCACCCTAGTTTGATTTTGCGAATCACTCGGATATGCGTACCCAGGTTCAACTGGATTTGCCGTAACCGAGGATTGACTACACGGAAAAAGGCCGACGAGGCCAAACGCTGCGACTGATACGGGCCAGGGTGTCTCAAATTGAAAAACCCCGTCGCGTTCGCATCATTCGATTCGTTATAAATGAAATGGAATACCGTGCTTTTCCATTCAAAAGCGTATTGTCCATTATCGCCCAAAGTCAGCGTAGCCGAGCCTTTTGCCCGTCCTAGCGCTGCTCGGTCTGGCGCACCGCTCACCGGACTGGTGAATACAGGGACGCCAACCAGATCGGCAATCGGCTGAATCGACGCTTGCGACATACCGGACCAAGTGGGGACAATATCCACGACCGTCTTGGTCCATTCTTTCGCACCGTCCAAAAGGATGTCGGTGCATTGACGATCCAAAGTTTGCAGGACTCCTGCGAGGTCTAGCTCAATAAGAGCCAACGTGCCGGTGATTTTTGGCATCATTTCCGTCCTTTGCGACCCTTACCCTTGCCCATTGCTGGCGCTCGGGGAACCATCGCTTTCATCACTTCGGCCTGTTGCTTGGCCTCCTCATGCTGCTTTGTTTGCAAGAACGCAATTAAGGCAGCTTGGTGGACGTTTGCCAAATCGTCCCACGACAACTTCCCCGGTCGATCGGGGAAGTTGGGTGGGGTGATGTCAAATTCCTGGCACGAACACCAGATCACGTACTCGGTTGATCGGTGGGCGGGCCAGAGGAGTTTTCGGACAGCGCCTGTTGCCCGCGTAGAAAATTTGCGCGGGCCTCCTCAATACGCGCCTCGTTGAGGCAGTTCGCATTGAGAACGCCAATAACGATTCGCTGGATTTCGACGTGGCTGAAACCCGAATCCTTGAGTTCCTGCTCATAGTTCGTCCAGGTACGGAACTCGCCTTCCTTGACTGTCTCCCACTCCAAGCCCGGCGTGGCCTTGAGTGATTGCAAAATCATCCATGACGTTTTCCGCTGGTGGTAGAGGGCGACGGCCTCTTTGTAGCCGGGGTCCTCCAAGTTGTATTCCTTTGCGCCGCCCTTGACCACCTTACCCGGCGGTTTTGGTTCGGGGCACATCGTGTTAAACGGGGTGTAGTCGAGAACCGCCGTGGCCTGTAGGACCACGTCCGGTTCGTCGCCACCGCGGGGGATCACGATAAGCTCGATGTTCGAGCCTTGCACTTTCTTGCCATTCAGTTTCATTGTAGTTCCTCGGATGGAGATAAAACAAAAGACGGGGCGGTTGCGGGCGCAACCGCCCCGTTGATTTCAAAATCAGACTAATCGACGCGGCTGAGAACCGCTTCCTTGGTGTTGCACCGACCGGACATCGAAATCTGGGCGTCGCTTGCGTTGTGGTCCAGCGACTCCCACCGGAAGTCCGGCAGAAGGATGAACTCACGCTGCTCGGCTCCGCAGCCAGGATCGTGTTCGATTTCAATATCAACCGCGTAGGGAGCGCAGGGATCAGCGGTATCGCTGGAAACCCAATCGCTCGCCTCGCCTCGCTGCTTGAGGGCATCTTCGAGAGTGGGCGTCTCACCCACCGAGGCTCGTAGAAACTCCCAAACAAAATCGAGGCTGACCTCCATCGGCTGGTCATCGCCCTCTCGGACGGTGTCCAGTTCGCCACGATCCAGACGGTATTCCAATTCCCGCTGTTCGTTGTAGGTCAGGTTTCCGTCGCCGAGCTTAGCCTCGACGAATCGTCCGCCAAAGGTGATCGCGGCCATGTTGGCCGGAATACCATCGACGGTTGCCAGGGCCGGCTCGAAGTTCACCGTGGTCGTGTTCGGACTTCCAACGGTGGAAGTGACCCGGTAAACCTGCGTGACACCCACAATCGTCATCTTCGCACCGTCAGGGATAATCCCGACGATCATGTTGACAATGAGAGAAGTGTCTCCGGCCATGATGGCCCCATCATTGACGGCACCCGTATTCGAGTGGCCGTCCAAAATCCGGATGGTCGCATGACGAAGCTCAAGTTGAGCCATAGGTTAATCCGCCCGGCTGATGACGGCCTCTTTCGAGTTACAACGGCCGCTCATGGAAATCTGAGCGTCGCTGGAATTATGATCCAGTGACTCCCAGCGGAAATCAGGCAGCAAAATGATTTCCCGTTGCTCCGCCCCGCATCCGGGGTCGTGTTCGATTTCAATATCAACAGCATACGGAGCGCACGGATCGGCGGTGTCAGACGACACCCAAGCCGAAGCGAGGCCACGTTGCTTGATCGCATCTTCCAGAGTCGGAATCGTATCCGTATCTCCGGCGGTCAAGAATTCCCAAACGAAGTCGAGGCTGACTTCCATCGGCTGATCATCGCCCTCTCGGACGGTGTCCAGTTCGCCACGATCCAGGCGGTATTCCAATTCCCGCTGCTCGTTGTAAGTCAGGTTCCCATCACCGATTTTGGCCTCAACCGTGTGGCCGCTAAAGGTGATGACCGCGTTATCGGCAGGAATACCCGTCGCCGTCAGGAATGACGGGGTAACAGTCAGAGTGCTGGTCACTCCGCCCGGCAAGGGCGTAGTCACCACGATTGTATCGCCACCACCAGTCAGGTCCACGTCGGTCCCGACAAGTAGTCCGATATTCTGCTTCGCGTACTGGCCGGTGAACCTAACGGTCCACGGCCCGCCGGCCGCGCCGGATACCAACACGTCACCCGGCAAGATCGCAGCAAGTGCTTCGAGTTCGGTCTGCACAGTAGCAGCCGTCGCACTTTCTGAAATGTTAGCCGTAGTTTGTGTAGCAATCGGGTTTGCGATCGTCCCGATAAATCCGAGGGTGAAGTTACCAGCCGTGGCATCGACCGTCACAAGCTGACGTTCATCGCTGTCCTCGTCGGTAACATAGTGCGTCTCAGAACTGCCAACAACCGTAAATCGAGTGCCGATGGAAATGATTTCGGACACGTCAAGTGTGTCGATCGCTACGGTATTGTCACCGCTTATGATCGTGTCATTGACAAGTGCGCCGTTATCATATCCATCCACGATACGGATGGTAGCATGACGCAACTCAAGTTGAGCCATGTCAAGTTACTCCGTGATAAAGCCTTCGTAATGACCCTCAACAGTCGCCTGTTGCAAACGGGTCGTCGTATCAACTTGGCCGAAGTGGTTCACTTTCAACTCATTCAATTTGTCCTTGATGAGTGTCATGCAAACCAACTGCGTCGAATCGTCGATTACAGGATCAGTTCCCAACTTGTAAATCGCGATTGTGTCGGTGAACGCCGCAACGGCTTTTCCGACACTACGATAAATTCGGTGGGTATCTCGGCTGTCCATCGTGGATTGAACCAAGATATTGACGGGGATATACAACCGGAAGTAGCCCTTGCTCATTTCTCGGATGCGTGGCCCGTCCATGCGAAATTCAGCGAAATCCTTCTTCCTCGCTGTGTCGCGGTCGTCACCCTCCACAAACAGATGAAGGGGCGGGTCCGCGGCGAACTGGTTTGCGAAGTGCTTACTAAATGACGCGAAGGCCCAGCGTGGCCAGTGTGTTCTCATTGGATTTCGGCCTCCGCCTCGCTGGTGAGGCTAAGTTCATCGACGATTTCAACCATGATTTCGTTGTCAAGATCAGAGGCAATAGACTGCTTCGCTTGCACGAAGAAAGCTCTCGCATCCTCAAATCTTTCCGATGTTTTCACGTCATATCGCACCTGATCGTACACGAAGTAGTCACCGATTTCGATTTCAAAATCAGTCGGCAAGTCCTTCGTATCGACAATAAAACGCCGTTCAGTTGTATCGAAGAATCCACCGTAGGTGAAATTTTTGGCCGCCGCGATGTAGGCCAAGTCGTACGAGAACTCTCGCGAAAGCTGAGCAGGCAAAACAATGACTCGCCGGAGTCGAATTAGCCGAGTCTGGACATCTTTCAAGCCGGTTTCCCGATTTACCACGCTTGAAAGCCGTCGCAAAACATCGACGGGCGCGCCGTAGCGCCGCTTGAGGCGGTACAGCACTTTCGATATAAAGGCGAGACGGTTAGCCATTAGAACACCAGTGTGAGAAGGAACCCAATGACCGTGATAACCAGCGGAGCCAGAACAATGGTCATGACCCAATCACGCAATCGTTGCCTCTGATTGAGGCGATCCACTTCAATTTTCAATCCGGGTTTTCCATTGCCAATGATGGTGTGATGCAGTTCGGTGAGTTGCTTTTCCATCGCCGTAAGCTGCACTCCCATTGCGGCAAGTTGCTCTTTCTGCGTCATGGGCGTCGTCCCTGAGAAAAGGGCCGCCCCGGCCCTTGCGAGCCGGGGCGGCTTTGATTTCCGAATCAATCGGATGGCTTAGGTCAGCAACACAGCGCCCAGGTCCGTGTCCAGCACCTTGATGCCGGCCAAGAAGTCCAGGGTCACAAGGTGGCCCTGCTTGTTGCCGTCATAGGTGATGACCGTCCGGATGGACAGGTTGTTGTAGTTCGCCAAACCGCTGATCGCGCCAGCGCCAGCCCGCGGCAAAGCCAGGGGCCGGATGGCCAGGGTCATCGCATTCCGGTGGAACGCGAGGTTGAAGTCGCCCGTCGGGCCGAGGAACACGTCCTCATTGTCAACCAGGGCAGCAACCAGCGGACGATCGAGTTCGATTTCCGTGGTGCCGTTGGTCTTGATGATGACGTAACGGGTCGAGGTCGTGCCGAAGGTGACGATACGCCCGACCTTCGGGGTCTCGCCGCCAGCGAAGCCATCGACCACAATGGTCTTGGCGTGGTTGACCGGATAACCCGCACCGTTGTTGACCTCACCCCAACCGTGGACCGTGATGTCGTCGTTGTCGAGGACAGCCTGGGTCAGACCGTATTCCAGCGTCATGGCGACGGCCGGATCGGCACCCGTAGCGCTCACGCGATACGGACGGCCGTTGATCGTGATCCACTGGCCGGGCAGCAACTCGCCCGCCGCGAAGCCGTCAACGGTCAGCACGGTCGTCCCGATGGGATAACCAGCAGCATTGTTGACTTCGCCCAGGCCGGTGCCGGCGTCAGGCGTGATGCTGCGCATGTTCTGGCCCGACCAAATGTCGAACGCGAACTTGCGGCCGAGGCTGGCTTCCCGCATGGCCGTTCCGTCGTCACCCAGCCGATCGGCTTGGTGGAAGGTCGGGTTCTGCGTGAACAAGGTCTTGGCCCGCGGCGTCAGAACGACGTTGCGGCCTTCCTCGTGCGCCAGGTTCAGGTCCATCACTTCGCCGGTGTAGGTCAGGTACTCGACCGCATTTGCGTTGGTCAGGCCACCCAAGGAACCAGCGTGGTTGTTGAGGAACTGGGCGTACTGGCCGAGGACCACGCGGTCGATCTTGCGAGCCAGGGCGATGGCGGCGGGGCGCAGATACTCGTCCACCAGGGACTTGAAGCTGCGGGTTTCCTCGCCGTCGCGGATCAGGAACGACGTGTGAATATGCTGGTCCAGCGGGACCGGCACGTTCGTGGCCGACACGTCTTGGACGGTCACGTCGTCGCTGTTATTCTTCCGGTAGGCTTCCAGGTCAGCCGGCTGCCGGGTGTTGACCACGTCGCCGTACTTGGCGAACAGCGGCTCGAAGTCTCGATGGACGAGATTGGCCGCCACCATCCGCTCGGTCAGCAAGGCGATGCTTTCGTTCGCCCACTGCTCCGGGATGAAGGCGTCGATGCTGTTTTCATAGCACGCGACGAACAGATTGTACAAACGGTTCATGTCGTTTCCCTTAGTTGGGAGTTTGATGTTGAAATCAGACGCAACCCCGAACAACTACTCGCCGTACACAAGATTCGGGTTCTTGCGACGGGCCTCGATGTACTCCGCAGTTGACATCTTAGCGACGTTCGGCTTCTTGCCGGGCGTGCCAGACTGGCTGCCGAGTCCACCTTTGGTGTGGGCCTCAAAGAGGTACCCATATTCTTCCGGCTGTTCTTTCATGGCCTTGAATGCATCGGGCACAGGCAAGTCCAAGACGATGGGCTTTCCAGTTTTGCTGTCCTTGCTGACCAACTTCACCTTAGCCGTAAAGGTGCCGGTCTTTTTCCCATCTTCATCAACGTCCTCGACGAGTCGAGTATTGGGTTTGAGGAAGGCTTCCGCAAACTTCATCTGTTGCGGAATCACGCCTGACGAAGTTCCGCCGGCGGTGATTTCGTAGCCAATCCTGAAATCGGTGTAGTTGCGCTGCCAGAGGGCCGCTTCATCCTGCGCACCCTTGACCTTGTCGCCCCACTCACGATCCAGCTTGTCCTTGTTCCGACGAGCTTGTTCCTCGACGGTCAGGTTCGCTGCGCGCAGTTCCTCGATTTGCTGAGCGAAGGCAGCGTTCTGCTCCTCGGTCAGTTTCATCGTGGCCTGGAATTGTTCGAGTTTCTTGGCCTGAGCCTCACGCTCGGCCTTGATCTTTTCCTTCTCTCGCTTGAGGACAGAGTTCAAATGATTCTGGTCGCGGATGGCGTCATCGCCACCTTTTCCTGCGGCTGCGTCGGCGGCAGCTTTGGCAGCAGCATCGGCAGCCGCTTTCGCAGCCGCGTCATCCGCACCGGGTTCATTTTCATAGCAAGTCGCAAACGCTCGGAGATTCATCGGAGATTCCTTAGACCCTACTGATTTTGAAATCACGCGGTCCCGCCAGGAATGGCTTGATGTATCGCCATGCCCGCGGAGAAACAATTCCCGCGTTCAAATGTTCTTGAGCGAACGATCGGTCGTAGGTGGTCCGAACGCTGCTGTACCCTTGAGCCACAACTGCGAGGTCCTCTAGCTCCTCGTCAGGGCCTTTCCCGTCAAGTCGAGAAAGGGCTTCCTCGTAACACGCAGTTTCAATATCCGTCGGCACAGCCTCGTCCGAGCCGCGGGGGAATTCGTTAGCTTGGTCATTGACGGCATCAAGCAGAGCTTGTTTGTCGCCATTCTCCTCGCTAACCAACCAAACAGAATGTCTCATACCTGCGAAGCGGAGCCGGTCGATAGCCTCTGAGGCTTCGGTCAGCGCCGCCGTCTTATCCGGGTCACTGGCACCAGTCCACGCCTCCGCGTGAAGTCGCGTAGCGAAGTACGTGTTGCCGTCAGTCAGAGTACCGTACATGCTAAGCTCCTACACGTCCAGTTGGTCAACTTCCAGCCACTCAAGTTGGATGATCGCCGTGTAAACCATTGTGGCCGCAGTCAAAATACTATTGCGAAACAAAATACCCTCATTCTGTGCCAAAATGATTGGATGCTTACCTGCATCCCGCATGTCGAGTTCAATATCAATGAGATTTCGCTGAACAGTTGCCGCACCAACCAATTCCCATTTGATTTGTTCAACGAAGGGTATTGCATCTGGTGTGACAGTGCCACCACCTAATGCCGCTGTCGTCGCAATGCGAATGTCACCGGCTTGGGTTGAGGCATAGCTCGTTCGTTTCTTGAACTCATTACCCGTTAGGGTGAGGGCTGTGCCACCAGTGTGACTGGCAGTGTAAACACGGCCGATAACAGCATTAAGACCCCACTGCTGTGCCGTTGTCGGTGAAGTTGTCGGAAATGCCTGCATCCTGATTTGGCGAATCAGGGCTAGTTTGCTGGCATGGGTCCACCGAAAGGCCCCGATCAAGCCGTTTGCGGCTATGCCTACGGCAATTAAGCCCGTTTTCATGGACAAAGCGTAAGCCCCATTTGAGCCAAGATTGGGCCATGACTCGCGAGTTAGCAAAATTCCGCTGCCGGTTTCTTGTTTTGCGTTAAGGCTTTTATCGCCTTGAACTTGAACAGCCATGATTTTATCCTTACGATACGTCAAGCGTATCAAGTTCGAGCCACTCGAAGGTTATGACCCCGGTGTAGGTCATTGTGTTCGCCGTCAAATCAGTGTTGCGAATCAAGATACCTTCATTCTGAACCAGAATGGGCGGATGCGATACTATGTCACGCCAATCCAGGTCCATAATGACCGGTAGATGCTGGACTGTAGCCGCTCCGGCCAGTTCAAAACGCGACGCGCGACCAATTGGGTCGGCGTCGGCCGTCACTGTTCCACCGCCCAATGCGGCCGTCGTAATCATACGCATGTCGCCCATCTGGCTAGATGCGTAGCTTGTTCGTTTCTTGACGTTGTTGCCAGTGAAGTTGACTGCCGTACCGCCAGTATGGGAGGCTGTATAACTGCGACCGATGATGGCATCAACGCCCCATTGCTGTGCAACCGTTGGGGCGGTTAGCGTGTACATCTTCGCGCGGATTCGTGTTACAAGACAAAACTTTGAGGCATGAGTCCAGCGTAAGGCCGCAATTACGGCCCCGGCAGTTATGCCGACTGCTATGGTACTGGCCACCATAGACACTCTGTAGGCACCATTGCCGGCAACGTGTGGCCAGATCGGGCGGGAGAGCAAATTGCCCGATGCTGTCTCTTGGCCTACGTTAAGGGCCTTATTGCCTTGTATTTGAACAGCCATGATTTCCTCTGATTTTGAAATCAGTCGAGGGAGTCAACTTCCAGCCACTCCATCATAACTTGACCCATTTTGTCAAAGCTAATGGTGAAGTCGGGGTACCGAACAAAGACGCCTTCATTTTGTCGCAGAATCGGAGCCAGGGTCGGCGTCTGTCTCCAGTCCAAATCAAGTATCAGATTTTCATTTTCGTCGTCGCTGGCGGACGCAATAAGCCATTGTTCCTCGCGTCCGAGCGGGTCGGCATCCAGGGCTACCGATGCCGGAATCGTCAAGCCTGACGTGGTTGCGTACCGAATCTGGCCCATCTGACTATATGGGTAATTAGTTCGGAGCTTAGAATTATCAGGATTTGGTATGACGACAATGCCACCGGAGAGGTTGGCAGTGAAATTTCGACCGATGACAGCATCCCAAGCCCAAAAGCCTGCGCCGCTAGGTGAGGCAGCGATGACTCGGCGTTCAAATGATCCCCAAATATGCGTAATGACGCATATTTTTGTTGGATGCGTCCACCGGGCAGCGAAAACTGCCTCAGTCGTAGTACCAAATACTGAATTGACGGGAGCCGGACACGGAACGGAGATTGCATAGCCATAGCCGCGTGGCCAGATTGGGCGTCTGAGTAAGTTGCCGCTACCAGTTTCCTGGCCGGCTTGCAATACCTTGTTTCCAAATACGGGGGTCATGTTCCCATCCAGTTGACTTTGTACTGGCCGGTCGTCTTGTTTGGGGCATGAACACGAATTGTGAAGCCCGTTGCTAAAACTAAATCACTAATTGTAACGTGCAATTGCTCAATCAGTTGTTCTTCTGCACTCAAATGGTCGGAGGACGAATCCGCTACCATTGCCACAATGATTGAGGAAAAGCCAACCCAGGCTTGTCCGGTGACAACCACAGTAGCCATATCAGACGGCGTGGCACCAAAATCAACCGTCGATTGACCAATGTTAGCGCCACTGGCACCATCAAGGGTGTCGCCGGCTTGAAGTTGCTCAACTTGGCCGCCATTTATAACGAGAGGTTTTCTGGCAGCCATACGTTACTTCCTCGGACCCCAATATACCGTTATATTGGCTTGGTCCGCCTTGGGAGTGATTTCAACATCAAATTCGAGTAACTCCGCCGTGAAGAAACTCTGAACTGCTGCCAGAACCGGGTCATCCGCTATGATGTCCATGAAGCCAAGAGTGACAAAATCTTGAGCCGAATTAGCCGCAGTCACCATTTCGGCTCGGACTCGTTCCAATTCCTTTGGAATTAAGTCTTGTCTCGCTCTTGTCAATTCAAGTTGGCGAGCAACTTCGGCATCATCCTTTACGGTTTTAGCGGTGGCCGCAGCCGATAACAAATCATCTTTGAACGCCATGATTTTACCCATTGTTGGAGCGAGCAAGTTCGATCCAGACACTTCCGTTGAATAGCAGTGTCAAGGAATCGGAGGAATGGTTTAACGAGCAATTACTACCTAAGCGGCAGTTACCCTGATTATCGCGAACTACCACGGTGCGACCATCATCAGTTGCTCTCAAAATCAATAGATCACCTTCGGCTCCGCCCAAGATATTGTCCAAGTTGTCTGTCCCGCTTAGGGCCTCAGTATCAACTTGGTGGAACGATCCGGTTATTGTGACCGAACCGCCGACGATCCCCAATGGGGCCGCTGGCCCCAAATTGACTTTCAAACCGTCACCAGCTTGCTGCTGTTCAATTTGGCCAGCACGCATGAATAATGGTTTGAAAATCATAACTTGATCGGGGCGGTTATGGAAATGTCCATTTCCGTAGTGCTGGTTGCGAGTCCAACTCGTACCACAAATTGACCCACCGTGGTCGGAGCCGTCACGGTCAGCATACCCGCAGTAGCGGGATCAAGGTAATACGGTGAACCGGGTGTCAAGCCACCGGAGCCACCAGTGATGGCGTCCCACTGGCCAGTCGTCGCAGCGAGAATACCATCCGTTTGGATGATACCACTCCCAGCGGGAGCGATGCTAACATCACGAACAAGACCCAGCAACTGAACCGTGCCTTGGGCATTGGCCCGGCCCTTGTCCACGTTTCCATTGGACTTTTGATAAACCGGCGCACCAATAACGATAGCACCGGCATTATCATTTGTCTTTGAAACGACATCAACTTCCGAAACAGAAGCATCGAGGGTATCGCCAGCTTGAAGCTGTTCGATTTGACCCGCGGTGATGACTAACGGTTTCTTTGCAGCCATGTTTTTACAGCCGGATAGGCCGCCTTATGGAAATATCGAACCTTGTGGTACTTAGCGCCTTGCCGACTTGGACCACTAGGCCGCTACTCGTTGGAGCAACAGTCGTAAGGCCACCGGCTACCGTCGTGCTAAGGTAGTAAGTCGAGCCAATCGTTAAGCCACCAACTTGTCCTGTAACGGCGTCCCACTCTCCTGTGGTTGCCTCAAGAATCCCTTCAAGCTGGACGAAGCCAGATACTCCTGATGAAATCGACGTATCTTGTACCAATGCAAACGCTTGGGCCGTCCCAATGGCATTTGCTTGCGCCAAGTCAACGGATGCTGCCCCACTGATATAGACAACTTGTCCAATTACAATGGAACCCGCATTATCGTTTTCAACATCAGCATTGACGCTGGTTCCGCTTCCGGCCGGTCCTTGCGGTCCTTGCGGTCCTTGTGGACCGGCTGTGCCGGCTGGGCCGGGACCGCCATTCACGCCACGCTTGGCAGCCATTTCCCAAAATGCCGTATTCGGCATCTGAGGGCGCTGTCCCTTATTGGCTTCGGTGCAGAGATACGAGCTTCCGCTGTACTCTACTACGTCATTGATTTCATAATCAGTGTACTGGTCCCATACACTTCGCCACCGGAAACCTTTTCCGGCTGAGCCGTCAACTCCGTCTCGGCCCGGAAAGCCACGTTCTCCCTGTGGGCCTTGCTTGCCCTGTGGGCCTTGTAAGCCTTGAAGTCCGACATCGCCTTGTTCGCCTTGTGAGCCAACATCGCCTTGTGGGCCTTGTTCACCCTTCGGGCCTTGTGGGCCTATTGAACCAGCGTGGCCAGCAGGACCAGTTGCTCCGGTTGGGCCAACAGGGCCGGCAGGGCCTGTTGCGCCATCAACGCCATCCTTACCAGAAATGCCAGCAGTACCTTGTTCACCTTTAAGTCCTTGTGTGCCTTGTGTACCTTGTGGGCCTTGAAGCCCCTGGGGACCGATTGGACCCATCAACCCGTCCGGGCCTTTCGGTCCAGCAGGGCCGACCGGGCCGGCTTCGCCCGTTAGGCCAATCGGTCCCTGCGGGCCTTGTGGCCCCTCTGAACCCGGCAGACCGGCCGGACCCTTCTCCCCTTTCGGACCCTCTGGGCCTAGCGGCCCTGGTGTACCCTGTGGTCCTGCTTTTCCAGCCGAGCCCTCTGGTCCGGCCGGTCCCGGTGAACCCTGTGGGCCGGCTGGCCCCTGCTCTCCCGACAGTCCAGCCGGCCCCGTCTCGCCCGGCGAGCCTTGCGGCCCTGCCGGTCCTACCGGCCCCGTTGCCCCCGCTTCCGGGGCCGGCAAACTTGCAAGCCATTGCTCAATCGCAATGATTTCCGAAATCAATTGACCCATTTCGCCCTGACCATCTAGGTCAAGCGTTGAGACGCCGTCCCAAATATGTTCGGGGAAAAATGGAGTTGACATTACTTACCTTCGCCTCTTACGGGTTCCTCGGAAGAACCCTTCTGAGTCGTATCTCTGGATTCAGCTTTCTCGTCCTTCCCGTCTGCCGGGTTGGCCGAGGCAGCCGGAACGCCACGAGCGCCGGCTCCTGCTGGTCCAGCCGGTTTGCCGGCCATTTGTGATTTCAAAATCCGGGCCAACTTGTCGGCATCATCTTGAGCAGCCTTCTCCGGTTCGTCTTTCGGGAACCCAAGCAGGACCGACGCAAGCTCTAAGCTCAAAATGCCCTTGTCCACGGCCATGAAGATCGTATCCGGGTTGGCGGTCACGCTCTTGGCGGCCTTCAACTCGTTGTTGATCGTCGTAATCGTGTCGGCATCGACCTTATTGCCAATCAATTCGCCCACAATTTGCTGATTCATCAGCTTTTGGAACGTCGGGGACGGAACCGTGTCCCGAAGTTCTTCAAGCTGTTCAGCGTTCTTTCGGCGTTCTTCATCACTGACAAGTGACCACTTTTCAGGGTAGGTGATGATCGGAACGTCGTTCGTTTTCTCGTATGCGGCCCAAATTCGAGCGATTTGGCGTTCGCCACGCTCCATTTCGAGGCCAATATAGGCCAAACCGGACTCAAGACCCTGCTGGTCGAACGCTTTCGACTCAGCCGAGGCCATCTTCGGCTTGATATTTGACAAACTCAGGTTGACAAGCTGTCGAATGTCCTCTTTGAGAGCCTTTTGCTTCTCCATTGACAACTTGACCGGATCAGACGATGGGTTGATAAACCCAGGTGCGTCCAAACCAGACCGATACCTGCGGCCCACGCTGTTGCCAACCGTAACTTCGCGAGGATCACTCGCAGAGGCTTCGGCCTGCGTGCCTTCGGACCCGGCTTCGCCCGGCCCTTTCAGGTGCTGGCTGAAATCTCGGTCGTCGACCTGCTCAATGAAAATCGGAAAGTTCGATTTCAGTGTGTAGGCCATGTCGCTTGATTCTAGATTCGCCAAAGCCACCTGATGATTTGAAACATCAGTAAGCAGGCTATCCGTAAGCTCAAGCGTGATGAACGGGATGTAAGGCAGGTCGAGCTTAAAAGCTTCGGCCGTAGGCTGGCCTTCAAGGTCGATTTGGGTTCCGTTTTCATTGAAAAGCATGACCCAAACTTGATTTTGGTCATCAATCCAGCAATAACGGTGCCGTTTCCACGACCCGTTGGGCATCCCACTGACTTCGTCGTTCTTGTCGATCCAGTCCACCAAGAGGATGGATCGAAATTCCTCGATTCGATCCTTCCTATATGACCAGGAGAGGATTTCTTCCGCCTTGTACACGTACAAGTAGGGAGTTTTGGTTTTAGAATCAACAAAAGTCGGCCCTGTGACGGGCGGCATGTCCACCCA